GGGCAAGACCGCCATCATCGAAGCGGCCGCGCTGTGGGCACTGCTCTACGGGCACCAGCAGTTCGTCGTCATCATCGGGGCGACGGAAGGCCACGCGGCCGAGATGCTCGAAAACGTGAAGGTGTCGTGCGAGACGCGCGACATGCTCGCGGACGACTTCCCGGAGGTCATATACCCGATCAAAAAACTGGACCGCATCAACAACCGGGCGCGGGGGCAGCTGTACCGCGGCAAGCCGACCCACATCAAGTGGCGCGACGAAGACATTCAGTTTCCAAGCATCCCGGGATCGCCGGCGTCGGGCGGAATCATCCGGGTCCGCGGCATGACCGGCTCAATCCGCGGGATGGCGGTTACCCGTGCGAGTGACGGGCGACGCGTGCGACCGTCGCTCGTGCTCGTCGACGATCCTCAGACGGACAAGAGCGCCCGAAGCCCGTCGCAGGTCGCCCAGCTGGAAAAGATTTTCAAGGGGGCGATTCTCGGGCTCGCCGGCCCGGACGTGCAGATCGCGGGGCTCGTCACCGTGACGGTCGTCGCCCCAGACGACCTGGCGGAGCGGCTGCTCGACCGCGAGCGGAACCCGGCGTGCCACGGTCGCCGCATGAAGCTGGTCTACGACTGGCCGACCGCGACCGCGCTGTGGGAGAAGTACGCGGAGCTGCGGCGGGCCGGGCAGCGAAGCGGGGCCGGAACGGGGGAGGCCGACAAGCTCTTCGCGGCCAACCTCGAGCAGATGACCGCGGGGTGTCGCGTGGGGTGGCCCGCCCGAATGAAGACGGGCGAGCTGCACGCGATCCAGTCGGCCTACAACCTCCGCATCGACAAAGGCGAGTCGGTGTTCGCGGCCGAGTTCCAAAACGAACCGATCCCGCTGGTCGACAAGTCCGTCGAGGAACTGACCGCCCCGGAAATCGCCGACAAGCTCAACCGCTACCCGCGGCATTTCGTGCCGCTCGCGTGCCAGTACCTTTCGATGTTCGTGGACTGCCAAAAGGACGTTCTCTACTGGATGATCGCCGCGTGGGAGGACGCGTTCACGGGCTACGTCATCGACTACGGGTCGTTCCCGGATCAGAAACGCGCCTACTTCACCGTCCGCGACATCACGCGGCGACTGACCGACGTGTCGAAGGCGAAAAGCACCGAAGGTGCGTTGCTCGAAGGCCTGCACGCGCTCACGGGATCGTATCTCGGCCGCGAGTGGAAACGCGAGGACGGCGCGACCATGCGGATCGAACGATGCCTCGTCGACGCAAACTACCTCTCCGACACCGTGTACCAGTTCTGCCGCGAGTCCAAGAGCGCCGGCGTCATCATGCCAAGCCACGGCCAGGGCGTGAAGGCGTCGAGCCTCCCGTTTTCCATGTACGCGAGAAAGCCGGGCGACCGAGTCGGGCACTACTGGCGGATCCCAAACGTCGCGAAGCGGCGCGTGATCCGGCACGTCATGATCGACACGAACTACTGGAAGTCATTCATCCACGCGCGGCTCGCGACTCCTCGAGGTGATCCCGGGAGCCTCACGCTATTCGGCGAGCACGCCGAGCTCCACCGGATGCTCGCGGACCACCTGGTCGCTGAGTTCCGAGTCGCCAACACCGCAAAGGGCAGGACCGTCGAGGAATGGAGCGCGCGGCCGGGCCGGCCCGACAACCACTGGCTCGACTGTCTGGTCGGGTGCGCGGTCGGGGCGTCGATGCAAGGGGCGACGCTGGCCGGCGTCAGCGGATTCCGGACGGCGAAGAAACAGCGGGTGTCGTTCTCAGAGCTGCAACGGAAACGGAGGGCCGGGGCATGACGGATCGAAACGAGTCGGTCGGAATCGCGTGCCCGCGCTGCGGATGCTGCGACCTGCGAACCACCAAGACGATGCGAGTGCGCGAGGGCATGATCCGGCGCTACCGCGAGTGCCGGCACTGCGGTCGGACGATGACGACGCACGAAGTGACGACGCGCCGCCAGGCCGCCGAACGTCGGGCGTGATTTCCTATATGTAGGAAGACTTCGCCAAAGCGGCGATTCTGCCCCGCCACTTCGTCGGCAAACGGCGTTTGTATCTCTAGAGGGTTCGCCTTCTGGAGACGAATCTGGTGCCCGACGAGACGATCACCGACGCGATCCGCGAGAACGCGGCAGGCCCGCTCAAGGCCAGCGGCGACTCGATGTCGGTCGAACAGCACTCGATCCAGGACCAGATCGCCGCCGACCGCTACCTCGCGAGCAAGCGGGCGTCGGCGCAGCCCCACCGCGGAATGCGATTTACGCGGATCGTGCCCCCGGGGGCCGAATGATGGGCTGGCTCTCCGGACTATTCTCGTCGCCCACGAAGGCCGTGCAGCGGGCCGTGCGGGTGATCCGCGCGAGCTACGACTCGGCGCGGACGACCGACGACAACCGGAAGCACTGGGCAAACGCCGACAACCTTTCGGCAAACGCCGCCCTGTCGCCGTCGATCCGCCAGACGCTGCGGGCGCGGGCACGGTACGAAGTCGCAAACAACTGCTACGCCGCGGGCCTCATTCGCACGGTCGCAAACGATCTCATCGGCACCGGGCCGACGCTCCAGATCACCGCCCCCGACGGCCACGACGCCAACCCGATCGAACGGTCGTGGTCGGAGTGGGCCAGGGCCGTCAAGCTCGCCCGGAAGCTCCGGTGCATGCGGCAGTGTCTGAGCCGCGACGGCGAGGCGTTCGCGGTGCTGTTCACCAACCCGAAGATCGACCACCCAGTAAAGCTCGACCTGCGGCTGATCGAGGCCGACCAGGTCATGACGCCGGGACTCGTCACCTACAACGCGGTCGACGGGATCGTGTTCGACGACTACGGCAACCCGCTCCAGTACCACATCCTGCGGACGCACCCGGGCGACGTGCTGCATTCGATGGAGTACGACGAGGTGCCGGCGGAGTACGTCATCCACTGGTATCGGCTGGAGCGGCCGGGCCAGAAGCGCGGAGTGCCGATCATCGCCCCCGCCCTGCCGCTGTTCTCGAAGCTCCGGCGGTTCACGCTCGCGGTGCTCGGCGCCGCCGAAGCCGCTGCGATGCAGGCCGGCGTGTTGTACACCGATGGCTCTCCAAACGAAGACGACGTCGAGGGTGAGGCGTTCGAGGCCGTCGAGTTCGAGCGGAATATGTTCACCACGCTGCCCGGCGGCTACCGCCTCGAGCAGCTGAAGGCCAAGCAGCCGACCACCACGTACAGCGAGTTCAAGGCCGAGCTGATCGACGAGGCCGCCCGCTGCGAAAACGTGCCCAGCAACATCGCGCGGGGCAACTCATCGGCCTATAACTACGCCAGCGGCCGGCTCGACAACCAGATGTTCGGCCGGGCGCAGCACGTTGACCACTCCGAAGTCGAGGAAGAGGTCATCGACCGCATCTGGTCCGCATGGATCGACGAGGCCGCGCGCGAGCCGGGCGTCATCCCCGACGGATTCCCCCCGATGGCCGAGTGCTCGCACGAATGGCTCTGGGAAGGCCGCGAGCACGTCGACCCGAGCAAGGAAGCCAACGCGCAATCCGTTCGCCTGGCGAACCTCACGACCACGCTGTCGGCCGAGTGGGCTCGGGGCGGTGGCGACTGGGAGAAGGCCATGCGGCAGATCGCCCGCGAACGGCAGCTCCTCGGAGAGCTCGGCCTGGCCCTGCCCGACGCCACCCAGGTCACGACCGCGTCGTCGGCCGCATCCGCCCTGTCGGACGTCGCCGGCGTCGACGAGCAAGCCGCCGGGGCCGCCGGGGTCGCCCTCATGAACCGCAGGGGAGGCCAGTGATGGATCGCCGCGCCCGCCGCCGCCGTGACCGCATGATCCTCGCCGGAGCCAACCGCCCGTTCGAGCTGTCGGCCGCGGCGCTGGTCACGATTGAGGCCGGCCCGTCCGAAGCCACGGCCCCCGCCCCCATCACGATCGAAGCCTACAGCGGCGGACTAATGAACGTGACCGGGATCGGCGCCATGGTGGCCGACGTGCTCGGGATCGAGTGCGACGGCCCGGTGGTGTTGCTCGCCGGCCATGAGAACACGCTCTCCGGCGCCCTCGGCAGTGCCACCGTCCAAGTAGTCGACGGCCGCCGGCTTATGGCAACCGGCACGATCAGCCGCACCAACCCGATCGCCGCCACCGCGATCGAGCTCTCGCGAGATTCCGTCCCGCTCCAGGCCAGCATCGGGGCCGAGCCGCTGGAGCCGCCCGTGCGGATCCGCGCCGGCCAGAGCGTTTTCGTGAACGGCCGCACCATCACCGCCGGCCCTGGGGGCTTTCTCCTC